GCACCACCTTTACGAGCAGCAGCACGTCGTTGACGACGACGCTTCCGAGCAGCGCGTTTAGCAGCAGTAGCCATTTTAATTGTAAGAGATTGAGAGAGAGAGAATAAATCGTTTTTAATTTTCGGGGGAGAAGAACAATTTATGTATGAGTCGCGACACACATTTACAGAACCGCATTGTAACTGATTGCGGACTGCCAAAGCAGGCACTGCATTTAAATTCATACCTTCATGGCCTGAAAATAATTCCCATAACTCTTTATCAGTATTATAATTTCTCCAAGCTTCATCAATTTGGGGATCAACACCTACAGGGTGACGTTGAAGCAAAAAGTCAATACAATCCTGAAACCATTCACGACAACTATCACAAGCAAAAGTCTCATTTCTGAGGCCACATACTCGAACAATTGTATTTGGAACAGTTTGTTGTGCATTGTATATCAACATATTGCTACGCATCTTTTCACAATCAATCACAGGCATATACATACTAATTCCTTGACCAGGAACAGTACACATTTTATACCCATGACCCAAAAATGTACATTCATGATTCGATCTAAACTCTTCACAGGCAAAATGGTACTCCATACCAATCTCGCCCATAAATTTACGAATAGACTGATTATTAAACATACCTTGAACATCAGGATGAACACTGATATTTATATCATCTCCACATATGCACATGATTAGATATTTATGGAAACTTTCATAGTTGTGAAATTCTTCAGGCATAATCAAATGCCAAAGAACAACAATATCCATGAAATTTTTAAAAGTATTATCGGGAGTAGTACAAGCTTGACCGCTCGGATTACCACAACATCGACTATAACATTTACCATCAACATTAACTAGCGGAGCGTGTGTCAGTTCCTTATAGAGATTAACCAATCTCTGATAATTCGCTGGCGTTCTATCACGCTTAGCCAACATTTTAAATCTAAAATCGCGTATTTTATCAAAACAATATTTACGAAACCGCGAGTCGAATTTCTTACCATCCAACTCAATTGTGCACTTATCACCAAAAGCTGACATCTTAGCATCAAGTCGCGCAAATCCACCCTCGAAAATATTTAATCCAAGAGCAGAACTAT